CCAGCGGTGCGCGACCTGAAGAACGTTGTCGATGAAGACGTACCGATCCTCGAACGGAACGGTGAGCACATCGAATGGTCCGTTCGGTGACTCCGACCGAAGAACCTCGAACGTGTAGTCGAGGACGTCGATGCTCGTGTTCCCCACCCTCCACGTGATCTCGTGGAAGTCGAGGTCGAGCGAGCGGACCAAGAGGTCCTCGATGTCGAGGAAGACTCCCATCAGAGAGCGGCGCCAGCCGCGCCTCCCGCGCCGGAGAGGAGGGCTCCGCCGAGGCTGTCTCCGCTCTGACGCGCCTGGTGGAAGTTGGAGATCGCGCTGACGGCGCCAAGCCCCGCCTTGAGGGGATTGCTCTTCAGCCAACCCGTGACCGCGGGCATCGCCTTCGCCACCCCCGACGCGAGCGCCGCGCCGAAGGCGACTTTGACCCTTTGGCGCTGCGCCTCTCGACGGAGCTCCTCGAAGGGATCTATGCCCCCCTGCGGTAGCTGCGGAGGCACCCAAGGACTATCCCCGCCGCCACCGCCACCACCCTTGCCATCCCGCCAGGGCGAAGTAAGACCCCCGCGGAAAAGGTGATGAATCCCCGCGCCGATCGCGCCTCCTGCAGCGCCCTCGACGAGCGCCGAGCCAGGACCACCATCTTCCTGTAGCGCTCCATGCGCCGCGCCGAGCCCTGCTCCCACAAGGGCTAGCGGGTACTTCTTTGCGAGACCGATGGCACTGTCCGCGATGTTCCTCATCGAAGCTGTCTTGTTCTCCTCGCGAGGACCGAGAAGATGATTCACGCCGACGCCGACGCCAGTACCTGCTGCGAGGCCCCCGATCCCCCCGTAGATGCTCCCATATCCTTGAGCGAGTCGGTGGGCCCACGGACGAAGCGCGTCTGGGTCAAGGTACTTCTCGTCTTTGGGTACATACGGGTTGAAGATCTCTCCCGCGGAAACGGACCCATTCTCATGAGGAATCTGAATATTCTTGATCTTCTCAAGAATACTCGGCCATTTCTTATTGATGACTCTCCCCCCGTAACGGGCAAGAAGACCCGCGCCGATCGCACCGCCTGCAAGAGCGAACGGAGCAATCGGTATGCGCCTCCCCGTAGGTTCTTCTTGTACTTGTTCCTCCGCCGCTGGCATCGACCCGAGCTTCTCGTTGATGCCCTCTCCCGCTGAGATCGGGGCGGGACCCGCGCCCAACCGCTTCATCGGGTTCGCAATGCCGCCCGCTGCCTGGTAGTGGCGGAGGGCCAGATGCGCGGCCCCACCAACAGCAGCGCCGCCGGCGCCCTCGAGGATCGCCGAGCCTAGCCCACCGTCTTCGCGGGCCGCACCGTGTGCAGCGCCAAGAAGTCCACCAGCCACGAGCGCAGGGTTCTTCTTGGCGAAGGTGAGCATCGACTGCCCGAGGCTCGCCATCTTCTCGACGTCCTCGATGCGCTCGAGCTCCCCACGTGCGAGCGCGCGCCCCCACGCGTCAGCCTCGGCAGAGGCTTCCTTCTCGTGCGTCTTGTGGTGCCCGTACATACCGGCACCCGCAGATGTGAGGATGTGCATACCCGGGCGCGAGCTGAGAAGCAGAGCGGGAAGCAACGACGAGGCGGCGCCGCCGACACCTGCACCCGCCAGCGTACGGGAACGCTCCCCGATTTCCCCTGCCGTGCGCCCCGTAATGTATCCACCGAGACCGCTCAGCGCCGCCTCCCCCGCCCCCCGACCCATCGAGAGTGAGTGGAGCGCGTGAATCCCCGCAGACGCCAGGGCGGCCTGCCCCGAGGGGCTGGTCACGATGTCATCGTACGGGTTCCTCTTCTTCGATGAGGCCATCTTGCTGCCCGTCGGCGGAGCAGCTTCCGAAGGCGGCGCTGTCATGGGCGGCGAGCCCCCCGCGCTGGGTAGCGGGGTGGCTGCCGGTGCTGGAGAAGATACCCCAGCCTCAGCCTTGGCGAGCTCCAACTCGAGCAGTCGCTTCTCGAGGCGCAGACCCTCGCGCTCGGCGTCGAACTCCTCCCGCTGCGACGACTGCTCCGCGTCCATCCGGAGCTGCTGCTCCGCGAGCTCTATCGCCTTCTGCGCGAGGGGGGAACCGTGGAACTTCTGGAGCCACTCGTCGTCGCAGAAGGCGAGCTTGATCTCCCCCGTCTGCCGCACGCGCGCGAGCTCGCCGGGAGGAAGCAGGGAGAGACGGTCGACGAAGGACGCGAGCGCGGCCTCCTTCTGCATCTGTTCCGACACGACGTTCAGATAGTGGTCGAGCATCGCCTCACCCCGTCCCTCTAAGGTTCTGGTACGCACCGCGCATCTTCTGGCCGATGTGCTGGATGTCTTCGACCATCTCGGGGCCTTGCATGCCGCCCACGTAGGCACCGTGCGCCGCGCCCATCAGGGTGGATGCAACGGGGTGCTCCTCAGAGAGCTCGCCCACGGCAAGACGAATCTTGGCCGTCGCAAGTTGCATCGCGCGACCGAACCCCTTCTCGGGCATCGCCTCGAGGGCACCGACCTGCTGACGAAGCGGGTCGTTGTTCATCTGCGAGTAGCCGGCACCGATCCCCCCGCCGATGACACCACCGGCGACCGCATGAGGAACGGAGAAGGAGGCCTGCTTCACCTCCACCTTCGTCGTGCCCTTCGACGTGCTCTCCGAGCCGCTTCCCTTGGACTCGCTCTTGGCCGCGGGCTCCGCACCCGGAGGCGGGGCGGACGTCGGCTGCGGCGCCGGCGCGGCGGCCTGGTCAGCAGGCCCCTGCGTCGGGGTGCCGCCCTGGCCTGCCTGCTGAGAGGCGTCGGCGCCGGCCATCGCCGGGTCAACCTGCCCCTCGGCGGCCGCGCTCATCGGAGCTCCGCCGACCATCCCCGCAGAGCCGGGGGCGGGGGACTGGAGCTGCTGCGCGAGCTGGTCGGTCGGGTCCTGCGCCATCGCGCCCATGATCCCGTCCTTCATCTGCTGAACGCCCATGCGCATCGCGGCGGCGAGCTGCTTCTGGCGCATCCCGTCGGCCTGGAACTCGAGGGCCTGGTTGGTGGCGTCGGTCGCCATCTGCGAGGCCTGCTGGATGTTCTCCATCGCCTTCGACTGGGCCATCTGCGCCTGCTGCATCGCGGCTTGGATCTGCTCGTCGGAGCCGGCGACCTGCTGCTGAAGCTGCTCGGTCGTCTGCGCGGACTGCTGCATCTGCTCCTGCGCCTGCTGAAGCTGCGCCTGCGCCTCCTGAAACTTCTGCTGGTAGAACGCGGCGGCGCCGGCCTGCTCCTGGTTCCCACCCTCTTGCTCCTGCGCAAGGTACTGCTCGAGCGCGGCTTCATCGGGCGCGGAGGGAGACTGACCGGCGACGGCAGACGGGTCGGTGTGCGGCGAGCCGAGGCCCGTCTCCGGGCCGCCGAGCCCCATCTGCTCGAACGCGAGCTTGAAGCGCGCCGACGCGTCCTTCTCCTCGTGCTTCTTCCAGGCGTGCGTGTCACGCGCGGCGCCGACAGCGCGGCCGAGGTGACCGCCCACGTGCTGACCCAGCGCCGCCCCGGCGACCGTAGAAACACCACCGCCGGCGCGCGAGCCCCCGTAGGCGCCGAGGGCAAGGCCCCCGAGACGCCCGGCGGCATCTCCAATGCTCTCCCGAGAGTGGTGCTTGTTCTTCTCGAACTCGGCGGACAGAGCCGCATGCGCGCGCTCTTTCCCGACGGCGTGCGGGTCCTTGTCGGTCGCCACCTTGTTCTGCCCCATCGCGGTCGCGGGCAGGGACGGCGGACTCATCGGAGCGACGGTGTTCTTCCCCATGCCCGTCGGCGGAAGCGGCGCAGGAGGGGCCATCGCACCCATGCCCATGTCGTTCGCGACCTTGTTTCCCGGGCGGGGAAAGAGCGAAGGAGGACTCGCGTTCTTTTCCAGGTCACTCGCGACCTTCGAGTACTCGGAGTAGAAGACGCGCCCCGGGAGCTGCTCGAGCGCGGCGAGCATGCCCTCGCTGTGAACGTGCCCCGTGCCGGGTGCGACCTTCTCGAGGATGGCGCTCGCGGTCTTGTCCTGCTGCCCGAAGTTCGTCGCGGCCGCGAGGAAGAGGGCGAGGTCCTCGGCCGACGCGCCTTTCTCCATCGCTTCCTTGATCGCCATCTGGCGGTCCTGCGGCGAGAGCTCGGCGAGCACCACGTAGGTCTCTTCGATGGAAGCAGTCTTCTCCCGCCCGCGGAGGCGGAGGAAGTAGGCGGCGGCTTCATCCAACGGAATCGGGTTGAACATGTCCATCTGTCACTCCAGGGTGATGACGAGGTACTGGTTCTCCCCCGTGGAATCGATCCACGTCCAGGCGGGAGCTGCCAGAGGTAACGTGCCCGGCGGGGCGTAGAGCTTGCCCACGCTGGCAGAGTTCTGGTCGAACCCGAGGATCCTCTTGGCGACCTCGTTGTTGCCAGACAGAACAACACCGGCCGTCGGTGTCGCCAGGACGAAGATCAATACGCCGTTCGCCTGCAGTACTCGCAGGGTTGGTAGAGCGGCTTCGATCTGCGCCTTGATGTCATTGAGCTGGTAGAAGTTCTTGTCGACCTGGGTGCTGTCCCCGAACGTCACGGCGCCGGCGGGCGTAGTGAAGGTCAGCGTCAGACCGTTGAGGCCCGAGACGCCGCTCTTGATGTCCGCCCCACGGAGCGCTCCGTTCAGGAAGTACTCGAGCTCGTCGAGGCTTCGAAACTTGTAGGCTTTATTGATCGCCATCGTCTTCCTCTAGTAGGCCGCGTACGTTGCGTTGACTGCGTAGAGTTCTGAGTGAACCCCGCTATTGCTGGGCCCGAGTATACCCTCGATGTTGATGGCGACCTTGACCCGCTGCTTCAACTGGTCCGTCGAGGACTTGTAGTACCGGAGCCAGTTCATCAGAAGCGGTGTCTTGTCATTCACCCCGACGTTGATCCCCCCGTTCGAGTAGTTGATGTGGTTCCTCGTTTGAAGAAGACCCACGCTCTCGATCAGGGAGATCGTCGTCATCCGGAGGAGTAGCGCCTGCTGCTGCCTCTGAAGGATCTCGTCGAGGGTGAACGTCGTGACCTGCGGCGTACCATTGAAGTCGGAGAGCGCGTCGAGCGCCGCCCATGCGATCTGGCGATCGGAGGACTCTTGCCCGGCAACGATGCGATTCAGCTCCGGGAAGTCCCGGTGATACAACCGCACCATCTGCACGAAGGCACGAAAGGCGGGAGTCATCCCGGGAAATCCCTGAAGGCTGCTCATCGTAGTGGCTCCTACTTCCTCTTGTTCTTCTTGCCGCTCTTACCGCCCATGAGTGACGGAGGAGAGCCGTCTGCCGGGGGAGTCTCTTCGGTCTCCTCCCCCTCGTCCATCATAGCGTCCTCGATCGAACCCTCTCCTTCCGGAGCGGTCTCGGCGACGGGCACCGGGGGACCGAGGTCCGTGGGGACTGCTGGCGGCGGGGGAAGCTGCTCACGCGGCGCGTCTGAGAGCAAGTCGGGGCGCGCGTTCGGGTCAAGCATGACCGGGTCGCCCCCGGGGTACTGAGCGATCGGGCCACCTGCGGGAAGGTCGTTCTTCGCAGAGTCGATCGGCGGGTTCGGAAGAGGAACCGGCGGGGGGAGCGGAGGCATTTCCATCCCCGCGCCGCGCTCGAGCGCTTCGAGGGTGAGGAGTTGTCCGTTCGGGGCGAAGACCTGGAGCTCACCGCGACGGACCTTGCCGAGGATCTCCTTCAGGTGCTTGAGGAGCGTCGCCTCCGTCACCTTCAGGCCGGTCCCTCGAATGACCCGGAGCTCACCGCCACCGAGGTACTGCTTCAGGTTGTTCGGCCCCGAGGACTGCTTGCGACGCAGCTTCGTGTGGGGGCTCCGCACGCTGTTCTTCACGGTGAAGAGCGGCAACGGGGGCGGCGTGGAGGAAAGGGCTTCGGTCTCGGTTGCTTGGTCCATGGGAGGTCTCCTGAAACAAGAAAGGCGCCGGCGCACTTGGCACCGGCGCCTTTCGTGGCCGAAAGAATCAGGCAGCTATCAGTACTGCGTGATCTGCGGGAACTTGAGCCCCGCGTCGACGCGGTTGTTGAGCGCGCCGAGAGCGTCCTCGCTCTTCGGAATGAAGTTCGCGATCAGACCGTCCGCGTTCGTCGTGGGGTTCGCGTCGCCCGAGTACGTCTCGAGCTTGCGGACGGCCGCGATGTTCGCCACCAACATGCCGATATCCTCCCAGGCCTGGAAGGTGATCATGTTGGCGATCTTGTCGATGTAGAACTTCGTGTTGTTCAGGACGTAGAACTTCCCGAAGAACTCCGGCTTCGTGAAGACGTAGATGTTGCCCGGGCGCAACAGGTCCGTCTTGATCGTGCGGATGTACGCGCGCCCGAGGAGCGTGTTGTACTTGTAGCCGTCGACCGTGGTCTCCGACTGGATCCGATCGCCGTTGTCCTCGACCGTCCAGGTGAGGATGTCGTCCCAGTCGACCTCCGTCATCAGGAGGCGCTCCGAACGAAGGCGGTTGCCGTCGAGGAGCTTGAACAGGCGGACGAGGTCCTGTCGCTGAAGCGCGCGGGGCGTCGCGTCGTTCGTCGGAGCGGAGCGAGCGAGCTCGCCCTTGAGCACCGAGAACTCGACGACGGCGCCGAGGGTCAGGTTCGACGCGTTGAGCGCCGTCGAGACGCCGCCGTTCGCTTCCACTTGAAGCGCCTGCACGGCCGCTTCGATGTGGATCGTGAACTCGCGGTCCTCGATCTCCTGGATGTCCTTCACCGAGTTTTCCTCGATGATCTTCGTGATGGGCATGTTGTAAGCCAGGAGCTCCTGCTCCGGCTTCTGGAACTGCTCGCTCGAGATCGTGAAGAACGCGCACTCGGCGCGGCTCCCACGAATGAAGCGGGCCGTCGGCTGCCCCCGGAAGGAGATCGACATCGCGCGAGACTGGGGCTCGAGCTCGACGATCTTCACCAGGGTGTCGTGATTGACCGACACCTGGCAGTCGGCGCGGACCACGTTCTCCGGCGGAATCACCTTGCGGGCGTAGGACACCTCGCGGAGGCGGTCGCGGATGTAGCTGCCGCCGTACTCGGCGAGCTTCTCTTTGCCCTCCGAGGTGGCGATCTTCGTCGAGAAGGACTCGTTGAACATACGTGCCGAAACGCTCATGGATTTACTCTCTCCTTTCCCTGTCGTTCCGGTTTACGAGCGCCAGCCCGACATGAACCGGAGCTTCCCACCGTTGCTGGCGGGAAGACGGGTGACGTAGCCCACCACCGGACTCGCGTCCGCCGAGCCACCATGGCCGACGAGACCCACCACGTTCCGCGCTCCGATGGTGACCGTGGCCACCTTCAGGGGCTGAAGAACCGTCGTGATCGCGGCGCCCGAGCCGAGCGAGACGGACGCATCGAAGATGCGCGTGTCGAACTCGTAGGGGCCCATGTAGAGGACCGGCATCTTGACGTCGGCCATCGCGCGAACGTCGTAGCGGCCGCGCTCTGCGAAGAGCGGGAAGCTGCGCACCGTCGCGAGGTTGCCGACGGAGCCGATCGTGGCTGCGCGAACAGCCTTGTACGAGGAGTCGAGAGTCATCCACTCGCCGTCGATCAGGGCGACCGCGTTGAGCGGATCTGCCAACGTCTTGTCCGCGAGGGCGAAGTCGCGGCGGGTGATCGGCAGCACATCGGAGACGGGCTCGAAGTTGATTTTCTGGATCGTCGACATTTCCTATTCCTCCTGAGTCGTTGATGGGGAGCGGTCAGCCCAAGCCCCCGAGGACGTACCGCTCGAAATCCGACCCACTGGAGACACCCTGTTGGTCGTCATTGCGAAGCTGCGCGAACTTGCCCATGTCCGGGCCGATGTACTCGACAGCTCGCTCGATCTCTCCGAGCTTGCCGTTCTGTGCTTCTTTCTCGAGCTCGTCGGCGATGGCTTCACGCGTCTCGTCGAGACGGATGTTCTTGTTGTGCATCGCCGTAGCGACCTTCTCGACGCGCTCCCGGAGCTCCTTGGCGGCCAGCTTCTCCCGGAGAGCCTTGTTCTCGGAAGCGAACTTCCGGACTGCCGTAGCGGCATCCCGGAGCACGCTCGCCGCCTTCTCTTTGCTTTCCTTATCCATGGCCTCTCCTAGCTAGCCCCCATAGCGGACTCTTTCTCCTTCTGTTTCGCCTCGGCATCTGCCGCGAGCTTCACGAGTAGCGACCGCGCCTGCGCGGTCTTCGCGAGCGGCGCGGTGGATGCGAACTTCGTCCCGGCCTGACCGGAGTGGGCGAACGCGTTGGAGAGCGCCGTGTCCGTCGAGCCGCTGAGGGCGGGCTCCGTGACGTACGCGCGCATGTCCGACTTGGGCTCGGACTTCGCCTGGCCCTTCGTGTAGTTCGTCGCCGACTCGTTCGACGAGATCATGGAGGTCTGTCCACCCGACGGCGCGACGCCGCCAGACTCACCGGACTGGCGCGTGTCGGGCTTCACCGCGGCGCCGCCGGAGATCTGGGCGGGGTTGATCGCGTCTTCCGCGATCTTCGTCTGGAGCTCGCGAAGGTATGCCGCACGGCCGGAGGCGTGCTTGGCGACGTTGGGCGCTCCGTGGCTGATGGTCATGGAAGAATTTCCCATCTGCCTGACCATCTCCGCGGCGGCTTTCCCTTTCGGGCTCTCCCGAAGTGCGGCATTGAAGGCCGCTGCATCCCCCGGTTTGAAAGGCGCCGCCTTCTTCTCTTCCTCGTGCGCAGCTTCCGCCTTGTTGAGGCCCTTCTTGGCCTCGGCCATCCCCTCGCCCTCGCGCTTCTCGAGCTCGGGGTTCTCGGCGGCGACCTTCACGGAGGCGGCGCGGATGGCCGACGCGTGCTTGTGGCCCTTGTCGCCGTTGAGCGCGGTCTGCTGCGTCTGGGTTCCACCGGGGCGGTGGTTCAGATCGTTCTCGATCATCGTCGTGCCGCGCTCGGTGGGGAGGCCCTTCTGACCACCCGAGTGCATGGGCACCGTGTGGTGCGCCTGCCCGAAGTGCTGCGGGAGCTGCGAGCCACCTGGCGACTCCATCACGTGAAGAGCGCCGGGACCTTTGCCCGGGGCGACGAGCTCGGACGCTTCCTTCTCGACCTCGTCGGCCAAGTACTCGAGCGCCGAGGCGAGCTTCTCTGCTTCGTCGAACGTCGGAACCTCCTCGACCATCGGCGCGGCGGAAGCCGTCTTGGTTTCTTCTCCAAGACGCTCCGCCTGGCGAGTGGCCTCTCGGGCGATGTCCACGCGCGACGCCGCGCCGGCCATTGCCGCTTTCACCATGTCATTCACCGTCGGGCGCACTGCCATCTGACCCATGGAAACCTCACTCCCCGCTAATTTTGGAAGCATCTCGGCACCCCGAGGCTCCAGAGACTTCTGGGCCTGACTCCCCGCATCGGGCACCGGCGGGATCCCGGTGTTCACCCGCGAGTAGTCGCTCCGAGGTGACATGCCGACGGGCCCGCGCTTGCCGGGCGCCGTCGTTGTTGCGATCTCCACTTGAGGGAGAGGGGAGGCAGCGGACATCGCCCCGGCCTGCTTCGGCGGAAACATGATCGCTGCCTCCCGCGTGGTTCACGTCGGCCACTGGACGGGGTAGCCCGCCGCTTCGAGCGCCTCGAGGGCGCGGATCTCGATCGCCGTGTCGACGTTGGCCGCCGAAGCGATCTTCGTCGAGTCCGCGAGACCGAGCGTGAAGACAACCGCCGCGATGCGCTCGCTGGCCTCTTCCAGGTTGAACGCGCCGGCGCCCGCCTGCTTGTTGAACTCGTCGACGATCGCGAGCGCGCGGTTGGCAGCGAGCTCGTCGATGGCCGAGGCCCCCTTCTCCTTGTCCTTGTGCATCCTGCCCGCCACGTAACCCGCTGCGGCGCCGCCGACACCCGACACCGCTTTACCGCCGTGCGCGGAGACCGCCTCACGAATGCGATCGCCTACACCCTTCATCCCACCCTTGGGAGGGAGCGCCGGAGCAGCTTCCTTCTGCTGCTCGACAGCGGCGGCGACCTTCTTGAGCTCGTCGACGTACGCGTGCGCCGCCTGACGACCGAAGGAATCCGCCTGCTGGAACATGGCCGCGGCCGCCTTCTTCTCGGCGTGCTCCTTCTCGGCCATTTCCTTCTTCTTGGACTCGTCGTCCTCGTCCTCGTCGCCGTCCTTCTTGGCCTTCGCGAACTGCGGAGGCATCTCGCCCGCGGTCTTCTCGGAGTTCATCGTGCGCTCGAAGAGCTCGTCGCACTGGGCGTCCGAAAGCTTCGAAAGGTCGATGTTGTTCGCGAAGGCGACCTTGGCGAAGAGCTCGTACTGAGCCTGCTTCACCAGGTCCTCCTGCGTCGGCTCGGCGGAGGCCGTCTTGTCGTTGCCCAGGGTGTTGTAGTACTCGGCGAAGATCTGATTCATGCTCATTGGGTCTGTCCTCCAGTCCGCGACTGGTTGGTGGCCCAGGTGTTCCTCGAGGGGGAGCCCCTCTCCACGCCGGACGTTTTTACCGTGCTCTCTCGACTACCAACTTCGTCCCGAAAGGCGTCGTTGAAGTAGGCGACAGACAGCGGCGTGAACACCTCGTCGACTGATGCGCTGGCGATTTTAGACAAGTCTCTCCCAGACGGGTGCCCCGACGTAGAAAGAAAGTCTTGGGTGGTCGCTACAAGCTCCATCATGTCTCGCCGGTAGTTTCTGTAGGCAGCACCTATCTTATGCAGCAGGTCGGAAGAATGGGAAGTAGACGCCTTTTTCTCTTTCGGAGGTTCCGCCGAAGAGAAAAGAACGCGCTTCTCCACCATCGGACCGAACCCGGACCGCGCAGATAGGAATGGAAGAAGGAGCTTCATCAGAACTGAGTTGAAGAACTCAGTACCCATCGGGACGCGTTCTTCCCCTTCCGCGTCGGGGAAGACGACGTTCTTCTTGTCGTATTCGTCCGCGAGGGGCTTCTGTCCGATGCGGATCAAGATGATTCGTTGGAACTCACGGGGCCTGAGAACAACGCCGAGCGTGCTCGCTGTTGAGAGAGCTTCCTCAGGGGCTGTGCTGCCGAGGAGATTCAGGATGTCCTTTGGGAGATCGACGTCATCTTTGGCGACCATCTTAGCCGCGCGCCCTGCGAAGAAGGCAGGGATGTTCTTCGTCATCTCTCCCTCCTTGTCGGCCGCGCTCTTGCCGAGGAAGCCTTCGCGCAAGATCTGCTCGGCGGTCCGCTCGGCGGAAGCAGCCTTCTCCCCGGGGGTTTCCTCGGAGGCGCTCCCGTCGCTGTAGCCCATCTTCTCGGCGAGCTCGGCGCCACCCATGGACCAGTAGGAGCGTCCCTCACCCGCGATCTTCATCATCACCTTCGCGGTTCGATCGGCACCGACGAAGACGAAGCTGATGTCGAAGAAGCGCGGGAAGTCGTTGTAGACGAAGACCTTCCGCCCGTCGGGGAGGATGCGGTTCATCGCCTTTAGGGCGTGGTCGCAGTAGTCCTTCCGCGTGATGGAGAGGCCGCGGATGTTCTTCTTCTTGTGGACCTCGAGGATCGCCTCGCCGGGGCTGCGATGGCGCTTCTTGTCGTAGGTCGCCTGCGCTTTTCGGTACGCCTCCCAGTCGAGGCAGATCGAGCAGGTGTCGAAGGGGACCTTCGTTCCCATCGAGACGTCGGGGTACTGCCCCTGCTGCAGCTTGTCCCAGAGCGCGATGCCTCCGAACTTCTCGCAGAGCTCCTTGTCCACGCGGCACACGAGCTCGACGCGCTTCATGCGGTCGTTCCACGCCGCGAGCTCCACCTTCCCGAAGGAGGGGTGGTTGTGCGGCGCGTAGTCCTTGTTGCGATGGTGGAGGAACGGCTTCGCGCTGTAGAAGGTGGGGAAGCCGTAGGCCCAATCGCGCGCGGTGATCTCGTCGTAGAGCGGGACGCCGCGCCACCCGTCGGGGGCGTGGATCAATCCGGCCTCTGGGAACGCATCCCCGTTGATGTTCGACCCGAAGTACTCCGAGGCCCCCAGTGCGTTCACAAGAACGTACTGCGCATGCTTCTGCGGACGGAGCTCGGAGATGTACTTCGTGACCTCCGGAAGAAGAAGAGGCGCAGCCGTCTTCTCGAAGACCGAGTCAGCCGGTCCGAAGAGCGGGACGACTGTCGGTCCGAGCTCGTTCTCTCCTCGGAAGTAGCTGACCTTGATCACTGGAGGATCAAAAGCCGGGGTCGTTGGGCGGAAGCGGGTTGACCTTCGGCTGCTGCTGCCCGCCCGGAGGCGGCGGTTTCATCGCGGCGGCCGCACCGGAGAGGGTGCCCTTCGAGAAGGCGTCGAGGATGGGGGACATCGGCTGACGATGGGAGAGCGCCTCGACGGCCTTGCCACCGGCAGTGAGCGGGGAGTCCATCATCTGGCGCATGTACGTGCCCGCTACCAGAGGATCGCGCGAGAACATCGGGTTCATCGTACGGAGCGTCGAGAACGCCTGGTTGAACATCTTCGGGTTCTGCTGATGCTGCTCGTGCAGATCGGGGTTGTGCTCGAGCATCGTCCGGAAGTCGCGCGACTTCGTGGCCGCGTCGTAGAGGTGCTCGACGGCAAGGCCAAGCCCCGCGGCCGCCGCGCCCATCGCGCCCGTAGTGCCCGCGCGGATCGCCGTGTCAGTGATCTTCCCGCCAAGACCTCGGAAGAAGCCATTTGGAAGAGCGACCTTCTTCATCCCCCGGTTGGGAAGAGAAGCTGCTGCCGTCTTCGGGCGAGTCGCCAGAAAGTCGTCGAGAGGGTTGGTCATCTCAGTACCCCTGCTGCCGCATGATCTGCTGGTAGTTGTAGGCGTCGGTGCCCGGCACCATGCTCAGTGCACCCTGGACCGTCGGGCTCTGCTCCGCCGCGAGACGCGCCTGGTTCGCCCCGAGAGCGAGCGCAACGTGCGGTGCATACGTCAACGCCTTCTTCACATGCTTGCCAGAACCAGCCAAGAGCTCCTCGGCCAGCGGCTCCGCATGCCCTCCGGCCCACTGACCCACGCTCTTCGCCGCGCGCCACGCGTCGGGGATGAGGCCCTGGGCGGCCGCATTCTTGAGGTGCCCGTTCAGGTTGTCGAGGTGCGACTTGAGCCCGGCGCGCGCGGTGCGGTGCTCCGCGAGCTTGCTGAGCGTCTGGCAGTACGCATCGAACTCGACGACCAGCGGGTGCTCCCGGTTGACAACCTGGACCCCAGCCGTCTTCTGGAGGGAGTCGCTCACGGACGCCACCGAGGGGAAGACCCCCTCCCGAACGAGGCGCGGGGTGAAGAGCTGGAAGGCGACCTTCACGTGCTCCGCCGAGGGCGCGACCTCCGCCCAGGCCTGGACCACCTCGCCGAGAGCGTGCCCCTCGAGCGCCGCCTGCTTCACGCCGCGGTAGGCTCGATCGGAGCAGTCAGCGTACTGGATCTCCAGCGAGCTGATCTCCGAGGTGTGGAAGTCGCACGCGCCCGCGATCTTGTCGCGGAGGTCGAGAACCTCGTCGAACGGGTTCTCGCCAGCCACGGCCGCCGTCTTCGTCTGCGCGAGCTCGCGATCGACGACCGCCTCGACGTACGCCGACGCATGCTTCCTCTCCCGAGGAGGCGCCCCGTAGTCGAGCGTCCCACGGTCGAACACCGAACCGCCGCCGCCGTCGTTGAGGTCCTGGAGAATCGACGCCGGGTCCGCCGGTCCGCCGCGGCCGAAGTCGACGACCTTGTGGCCGCCTTCCTTCTTGAACTCGCGGAGGTACGCGTCCGTGTTGGCGAACTCCACCACGCGCTTGACCTGCTCCGGAGAGAGGTTCGCGTGCTTGACGGTTTCAACCACCGCGTCGGTGAGCGTCGAGCAAGCGCCCGAGCTCCAACGCGAGGAGGCCTGCTTGCCCAGAACTTCGAGGTGTTCCCCGGAAACGGGATGTGCGTGCATCTGCTGGAACACTCCCTGGGTGGGAAGATCGCTCATTGACCTCTCCTGATGTAGAAGAAATACCATGCTGCAAAAGAACAAGGGAAGCAGACCCCAAGACAAGATCGTGGGGATTTCTCAGGCAGCGCGGATGCTTAGGGTAACAGAACGCACGATTCATTCTCTCTGTCGACGCGGTGTTCTCACGCCAGTACATCAGGAGGGTAAGAGGGGAAGGTTCTTCTCGGCGTATGAGATCGCATCCGTTGCGGAGGTCTTGCACGCGAAGACGAGTCTATCCGACCTCGCCGCAATCGCCATGCAGGCCCACGTTCGCTCCAAGGCAGCCGAGCGTAGGATCGATGAAGTCTTCTACTTGATGGGTTGGTACCGGGTGCCCCTCTCGCTCACGGAAGAGGAGATCGTTCTGCTTCATACGGCGGCGGAAGACGCGCTCGATGCACCCCCCACCAAGGCGGAGGAGATTCGTTGGTGGGCGGAGAAGTTCTTCGGAATGGATGAGGGGTACTTCAGCCTTGTGGGAAAGCACACGGCGTCGAACGAGCCCTGGAAGCTGTTCATGGATCTGGCGCAGAAGCTCTCGAGTGAAGCGCCTCGTTCCTCGTTTTCCGGAGACCCCCCGCTGCACTTCGCCTACGCGTATCTCGAGGCGTCGCGGGAACATCTCCGGAACGCGGCTTACTTGTTCTGCCGCCACCAGCTTGGTGTGCGCACAGCCAACGAGGTGTTCCGGGATGGAAAAACCAGTCCGACCGAGCGGGTCATCCAGCTCCTCTATCCCCACTGAGCTCGAGCCCTGCCCCGTGTGCCTCAAACGCGCGGATGCAGAGCTGGACGGGTGGCGCCTGCGGATCGACGTCGCCTGCTCGAAGCGGGGTCGCCCCGATCGAGTCAGCGATGCTGAGTGGGACATCCTCGTCGCGGGGATTCAAGACGCCCGCGCGTGGCACACGAAGGTGACGCGCGGGCTCTGCGCCTGCCGGGAAGAAGTGACGAAGCCCTAGCCCTGGTTCGTCGTGCCCGAGTACGACGAGATGATGTGCCCCTTGTTCGGGTCCTCGCGCGTCGGCGCGATGATGTCCGGACGGGGGTGCTTGATCATCGACGCGAGCATGCAGTAGACGATGGAGTGGAAGGAGTCGTCGGGCTTGTCCGGGCTGTGCCTGTACTGGATCATCCGCAACGACTCGTTGTACTCGCTGTAGATGTTCATCAAGTCCTGGGCGTAGGGCTGCTTGAACTCTTCCCAGCGGGGTAGCTCGACCTGCTTCCTCTTGAGCGCGTTGAAGATGTCGCTCATGACGTCCGTGCGGTTCGTCATCCAGCGGCGGTAGTTCGGGTTCCAGTGAACCTTCTTCTTCGACTTCGCCACGTACTGGTACTTCTGCACGCGCTCCTGCCCGAAGGTCCGCACGAGGCGATCGTTCGGGTAGTGCCCGCCGCCGTAGTCGACGCCGATGATGACGACGTTGAAGTACCGGAGCATCTGGATGATCTTCGTGAGCTGGACTTCCGGGTCCGTGTCCTCGCCGACGAAGCGGTGGACGTAGAAGATCCGGAACTTCGAGTTCACGTACATCCCGAGCGTCAGCACGGTGTACGAGTGCTCGCCGGTGCCCCAGTCGATCCCCGCGAAGACGTCGCGCCCGTAGGACATGTTGCGGAGAGCCTCGAGCGCCTCGAAGCTCATTCGAACTTCTTCGAGGCAGCACTCCTGCACCTGCTTCATCGTGAGCGGGCGGAGGCCGGAGTCGAACGAGATGCCGAGGACCTCGTTGTAGAACTTGTCGCGGCCGTAACGCTCGTAGTCGAGGAGGATCTCGCTCCAGGCCTTCCACGGGACCATGAGCTGGGGGATCCGGTAGCTCTCGAACGGAGCGTCCTCCACCATCCGCGCCCACTGAGCGTCAGGGTGCATCGGATCGATGAGCTCTCTGCATTTCTCGCAGACTAGGCCCTTCTTCTCGATGTTCTTCTCGCAGAGGATGTTCCAGTACCGACCGCCATCGCCCCCGTGTCGGTCGCACGGAACAACCCACTCTCCCTGCGTCGAGAGGTTCGCTCGGTAGTACTCGATGACGTTGTCGAGGCTCTTCGGCGTGCCTGAATAGACGAAGCGCTTCCACCGCTCAGGGGCGTGGGAAGTACACTGCTCGATGATCGGGATGTTGTCCGAGAGAATGTCCTGAAGCTCGTCGATGAGGAGCTGCCAGGCGGGGATGCCGCGGGTCCGGTCGGCGTTGAGGAACGCGTAGCGCAGAGTGATCTTCGAGCGGTTGACGAACTGCTTCTCGAAGACGTTCTGCTGGAGAGAGTTCATCGTGAACGCGCGCAGGACGTCGCTCGTCTCGAGCGGGTCCTTGATGCGGTCCGAGCTGAACGTCTTGGTCTGCGTCGCCGACGGCGAGACGTAGAGCGTGCGGCAGCCGGTGACCATGCACGAGTACGTGATGGCGCGGTTGCCGAGCAGCGTGGACTTCTCGACCTGCCGCGCGCAGAAGAGAAGGATGCGCCGCGCCGGCGTGTCGTACGCGCGGCGCATGTGCCGGCGCCCGTTGAAGGTGAACTTCTCGTAGCCGAAGCCGTCTTCCCGGGGCATCCGGAAGGCGAACTCGGTGAACTGCGACGGGAGGATCGAGGGGATGCTCGGGAGCGCCTTCCGCTTCTTCTCGAGCTCGAGGAACTCTACGAAGGGCGCCGGCTCCGGCATCCAGACTTCTTTGCCCGCGAGAACCTCGTCCGAGACGGGCTCGTCATCCGCATCGAGCTCGAAGTCTTCTTCCAGTACAGTCTGCGCAGCCATGTTTCCTCCCGAAGATACTGACGACCCCCAGGTCTGGGCGAACGGGCTCTGGGAAACCTTCTCCAGAACCAGCGATCACTTCAACGGTGAGGCCTGCGTCACGAAGACGCGCGAAGGCGCTGATGTCGCTCTCTTCCTTCAGCGGGCTCCGTCACCCGACGAGAAGAAGCACATCATCGCCTTCGCGCGTGAGTACCTGCGCTCGTCGGGCTGGCGCTCCGAGCGGCTGAAGTTCGACAAGCGCTACTTTCTCATCCAGGCGTCGAGGCTGGCGTCCAAAGCTTCGGCGAAGCGGTAGGCCATGGCGTGCGGGTCGAGCAGGTGCCCGAACCCATAGGCGCGGAACCACCACGAGTCGAGCGGCTCGCGCTTCGTGTACGGCGAGTCATCATCGAAGATGTGCTGGGCCTTCAACCGCGGGACGTCGGCGTTGAAAATCGTCTTCGCCACGGGCTCGAGCACGCTCGCGAAGGCATCACCCCAGTAGTGGCGAACGGCACCAGCGTCTCCGAGCTTCTCGACCTCGGGGGTCTTGTAGAAGTGGAAGACGATGTCGCCGTCGGTGATGGCGAACTCGGCGCGGAACGTCGTGTAGTCGTTGATCGGGATGAACGTGAGGGGAAGAACCTCATGGTTCTTGTGCTGCTCCCTTACGATCTCTTCGGCCGCCGGGCGGGGCAGTTCCTGGAAGTTCATTGGTTTCCTGCGACATGGGCTGGAGCTCCGCCGTGTGGGCGCCGGAGCTGAGTTGGTGGATAGAAGGAATCGGCGCGGTGTCCGTCCGGAGCGCGATCGCGTGGAGCTGTTCACGAAGGTTCTCGTCCGGCTTCACGATCGACTCGAGCATCTCGGTCATGTTCCTCGCGACGTCGGAGAAGTTCTTCGCCGTGATGGAGTCCTTCAGACTGCCATAGAGCGTGGCTTCTGCGGCACGAAGAACAGCCATAGCCTGTACAAGTTCAACCGACTGCGCCAGCTCCAGCTTTCCGGGCATCGCCCCCATGCGCATCTGGGACATCAACGCGGTGACGGGGGAGTAGGGAAGATCGGCCGCGAGGCGCCTCGGGTCCATGTACGACGCCTTCTTGGCAGCCGCGTTGAGCGCGCGGTCTTCCTTCGAAGCGTTCTCCCCCGTCGCGCCGGAGACCTCCACCCGGTAGTGCATCAGCGTGCGCATCTGGGTGGAGTCGAGGAGGTCGACGTTCCAGAAGTACTTCTTGTACTGCTCGAGCGCCGGACCCGTGCAGTGCATTCCCCGGTACCGCACCACGGCCGAGGCGATCTCCAAGAGCGGCGCGTGGCTGAGAATCATCGCCTCGACGAACTCCTTCGCCCTCGGGTTGCGAAGAACCCGCAGCGCGATGCGGGTGTTGTCGTCGGGGTGGTACAGCGAGCGGATGCCCTCCTTGATCAGGAATCGGTGCGAGCGGATATGAAGCGCGTTGTTCGGGTAGAACGGCTTCGGAGCTACGCACCGATCCCTCAGATCTTGGAGGTATGTCGTGCCGAGCGAGTCGAGTCCGGCATCCGCGCAGATGCTCTTGATCTGTTCGTCCGTGTACTCGTCCGGATGGACGATCAGATACTTCAGATAGAACTCGGCGGGAGACCGGAGGGCCATTAGTTCTTGGAGAAAGCCAGAACTTTCAGCCCCTCAATGACCTCTTCGGTGGAACGGACAGCGGACTCGAGGGCCGCGACAGGAACGTCCTGCATGCCGAGACGAGCGGCGACAAGGAGCTCGCAGAGCCGCTTCTGGGACGCCTCGATCTCCGGCAGCGCCGCGAGGAAGACTCGGATGTTCTCC